TTCTAGCGCTCCGTCCCGACGTCGCCGCCACCCTCGGCATCGAACCCCTCGACGAACAGGAGCAGCAGTGACCAGCCTCAGCCCTGAGCGCGTCTCCTTCGTTACCCTCAGCCAAGCAGAGTGGCGGTCGCTTCTCGGCCACCTCCGCCGACGCGGCCTCGAATCCCTGAACCATCCGCCCGTCATCCCACCCCGCCCAGCCGACACCCACACAGCCCCGCGCCGCTACGACCCGCCGCGCACCATCAAACAGGACCCCCGATGAGCAACAACCCCATGCCCTCTGCCGGCACCTCCGAGCCCCACGCCACGCCCACGATCTGCGGCGCCAAAACCCGCTCCGGCAAGCCCTGCCAGCAGCACCCGATCCGTGGCGGCACCCGCTGCCGCATGCACGGCGGCAGCGCCCCCCGAGCCCTCGTGGCTGCCAATCGCCGCACCCTCGAGGCCCGCATCCAAGGCGAACTCGCCAAGCGCGAGATCGAACCCATCACCGACCCCGTCGCCGCCTACGCCGACCTCGTCGGTGAAACCTGGGCATTCAAAGAACTGGCCCGCGAAAAGATCACCGAGCTCCGGGCGTGGACGACCGTCAACGTCATCACCGGCACCGACGAGGCCGCAGCCATCCTCCAGGTCTACGAACGCTCCCTCGACCGGGCGCAACGCTCCCTCGCCGACATGCTCCGAATCGGCCTCACCGCCGAACACCTCCGCCAAGCCCGGGAGCGCCCCACCCTCGACCAAGCCCAGACGTTCCAACGCGTCCTCGAGCAGCTTCTTGACCAACTCCAACTCACCGACACGCAGCGCGCACTCGTCCCTCAAGCCCTCGCCACAGCACTCACCCAGGAAGGACTCCTGTGACCACCCCCGACCCCGACGTCGACGCCATCCGCCAAGCCCTGGTCGAGCTGCCGGAGCTGTGCGAACTCCTCCCCGCGGCGCTCGTCACCCGACAGCCCGCCACCGGCACCGGTAGACCCACCCCCGCATCCCGGCCCCCCGTCGACCTCGGCATCCTCTGCCTCCTCGACACCCGCGACCGCAGTGGATGGCTCGACGGCATGGAGCACTGCGACCCCGAGGGTGTCGGCGTTCTGCCCTACCTGTGGGGCTGGTGCCGCGACCTCGAGGCAACCGCCCTCGATATCCGTCCCGAGCTGCCCCCCGAACTCCCCGAACGGCCAACCATCCCCGCGGTCGTGGAATGGCTCCAAGGGCAGCTCGAATGGGCCTCAGGGCTGCCACAATGGCCCGAGTTGGCCTCCGGCATCACCGTCACCCATCGGGCCGTCAGGGCCGCCGTGAAGGCTGTACGTGACCCCGCCCCCGCCGACATACCCTGCGGCATCTGCCATGTCGGCCACCTCGCCCGCGTCCCCGGCACGCAACCCCTGTGGCGGTGCCCCGTCTGCGGCCACGAGGTCGCCGTTCAGGCCGTCACCCTGCGACAGGCCGCCGCCATCACCGGCACCCCCTACACGACCCTGCGAGACTGGGCCCGGCGCCGCGGACTCCTCGCCCCCGTCGCCGAAGGCCCGAGGCGACGCCTGTACGACCTCGGCCAGATTCGCGGCCTCGTCGCACAGAGCCGCCTACGACAAGGGGCGTGACCTGCTACACTCGCCCTTAGCGGCCTACGAACGCGCCCGAAAACCCCCGCCAGTGACGGGGGTTTTCCCGTATCCCCGAGGAGGCAGCATGGGCGCACCTCGCACCGTCTGGCGGCTGCTCGCTGAGCTTTACCAACCCAACCGCCACGCCACACCCGGAGAGCTCGGCAAGACCATCGACCCCCGCACCATCCAAACCCCCGCCCTCGACCTCATCGACCGCGCCCTGGTCAAACTCGCCAACACCCCCGACGGGCGGCTCATCATCTCCATGCCGCCCCAGGAAGGCAAGTCCACCCGCGTCGGTCGAGACCTGCCCATCTGGCTCCTGCAACACAACCCTGACCTGCGCATCATCACCGGCAGCTACGGGCAAGGACTCGCCAACCGAAACGGTCGCGCCATCCGCAACGCCATCACCGCACACCCCGAACTCGGACTCACCATCGCCCACGACCACGGCGCCGCCGGCGAATGGAGCATCGAAGGGCGCGCCGGAGGCGTCTACAGCATCGGACGCGGTGGCGGCGTCACGGGTCGCCCCGCCGACTTCCTCGTCATCGACGACCCCATCAAGGACCGAGCAGAAGCCGACTCCAAGATCATCCGCGACACCTGCTGGGACTGGTGGACCGACGCCCTCGCCGCCCGCCTCGCACCCGGCGCTCAAGTCGTCCTCATCCTCACCCGCTGGCATCAGGACGACCTGGCAGGCCGCCTCGTCGCCTCCGATACCGGCTGGGAAGTTCTCAACATCCCCGCCCAGTGCGAGAACCCCGCCACCGACCCTCTCGGTCGCGCCGAGGGCGAATACATGATTTCCGCCCGCGGTCGCACCCGCGCCCAATGGGAGGCCCGCAAAGCCGCCGCCGGCTCCCGCACATGGGCGGCCCTCTACCAAGGCCGCCCCTCCCCCGCCGAGGGAGGGGTCCTCCGCCGTGAATGGTGGCAACGCTGGACCAGTCCGCCGCCACTCGGGCAGATCATCCAATCCTGGGATCTCACCTTCACCGGCAGCAAAACCAGTGACTGGGTCGTCGGGCAGACCTGGAGTATCAACGGCCCCAACATGTACCTGCTCGACCAGGCCCGCGGGCGTTGGGGCTACAGCGACCAGCTCGCCCAGATCCGCGCCATGCGGGACCGCTGGCCCATGACCAGCGCCGTCCTCATCGAGGCCGCAGCCAACGGCCACGCCGCCATCGACACTCTCCGGCGGGAAATCCCCGGCATCCTGCCCGTCACCCCCCGAGGAGGCAAGACGGTCAGGGCCGACGCCATCGCCCCACTTGCCGAGGCCGGCAACATCTGGCTGCCGCAAACCCGCTGGGCCGACGACCTGATCGAGGAAGCCGCCGCCTTCCCCAATGGCACCCACGACGACCAGGTCGACGCCCTCACCCAAGCCGCCGCCTGGGCATTGATCCCCGACCCCGCACAGGCCGGCTACGGCACCACGTTCTACGACATCGGATAGGAGGTTCCAACCATGGACTACCTCCCCCTCCTGCCCGGAATCGTCGCAACTCAGCAGCGGCGTGCCCGCCTCTACCGCCTCTACCGCGACTACGACAGCGGCAAGCATCGACTCAAATTCGCCACCCCCGACTTTGAGCGCAAGTACGGGCAACAGCTCGGCGAACTCCGCGAAAACCTGTGCCCCGGCGTCATCAGCGCCTTCACCGACCGCCTACACGTTGAGACGTGGGGCAGCAGCGAAGACGCCCAAGCGACCGCCCTGACGGAAGGCCTTACCCGTCTCGTCTCCCTCGTCGACGCCGAGGCGTGGCGCTGCGGTGACGCCTACGTGCTTGTGTGGCCCGGTCCCGACGGCACTCCCACCCCTCACTTCCATCGCGCCGACGAGATCGTCCCCCACGTCCATCCCGACAATCCCGCCGTCCTTGACTGGGCCGCGAAGGTGTGGGTGGATGGGCAGCTGCGCGGGCGGATCAACATCTACGACACGGAAGGCGTGACCAGGTTCGCGACGGCGCCGCTGCCGGCAGACAGCGACACCACCGCACTTCCCACCAACCCCACAGCATGGGCGCCATACAGCGACGATGAAGCGGGCGACTACATTCTGCACGACTTCGGCGCCACCCCCGTTGCCTGGTGGAAGCTCGGCGCCGTCGACCAGCGGGGCTACGGAGCGTCCATTCTGCACGACGTCATCCCGCTACAAGACGCACTCAACAAGTCTCTGGCGGACCTCGTCGTCGCCGGGGAGGCCTACTCCCGCCCCCTGCGGTACCTGCTCAACTACAAGCCGGAAGCCACCAACCCCCTCGCCGCTGCCGGCGAGTACATGCAGGCCGCAGCCAAGGTCATCGCCGGCAGCGTGAAGCGTCGCTTCGACCCCACGCGGCAGCAGATCTTCACGCACGACGGCGGCGGTCCGTTCGGGCAGCTCGACCCCGCCGACCTCACCAAGATCCTCGCCGTGCAGGACGCCTACGCACTCAAGGCGTCCCGCATCGTCGGCATCCCGCCCTACTACCTCACCCCCACCGCCAGCGACGTCCCCTCCGGGGAATCGCTGCGCGTCCTCACCGCCCGCCTCGCCGCCCGGGTTCGTGCCTATCAACGCGACAACACCCCCGTACTGCGCGGCCTCGCCCAGCTGCTCGGCATAGAGAATCCGGTGATCACCTGGGCGCCACCCCAGGAAATCGACATCCTCGAACTGTGGCAGGTCGCCCAGATCAAGCAGGACCTTGGGCTCGCCATGCGCGACGTCCTCGACGGCCTCGGCATCGCAGACCTGGACGACGTTGTTGAGCGCGCCGCCGCACAGCGAGCCACATCCGCGGAGGCCGCCGGGCGCGCCCTCGCCGCCGGTGAAATCCCCGCCGTCTACTAGCCATGTACACGCGCGAAACCCTCGAGGCCCTCGCCAGGGCCCGACGGGCCGTCGAGCATCTCCTGCAAGGGCAGGCCGATGACCTGATCGCCGCTTGGCTCCATGCCCTGCGAGAGGCCTCGAGGGAACTCGACAAAGCCCTGAGCGTGGGCGACCTCGACCGGGCCGCACGCCTCGAGGTGAGCCGGCGAGTCATCGCCGAACAGATCCTCGAGGCGGCCCGCGCCGCCAACCAGGCCCTCGCCCCGGGCGCCAAGTTGGCGGTCGAGAACGCCGCCAGCAGCCAAGAGGAGCTCATTGTCTCCCAGCTGCCCCGCGGCATCGACATCGGCTTCCACCGCCCCGATCCCAAGGCCCTCAAGGCGATCGTCGAACGCACCACGCAACAGATCACGGTGCGCACCTACTACCTCTCCCAAGAGGCTGTCACCGCCATGACCCGGGCCCTGCGGCTCGGAATCTCCGGTGGTCTCAATCCTCGCGAGGCCGCCCGGCGCATGGTCGGCGACGTCGAGGGAATCTTCAACGGCGGCATCACCCGCGCCCTGGTCATCGCCCGCACCGAAATGCTCGACGCCCACCGCGCCGCAGCCCGGGCCGTCGACCTGGCCAACCGCGGCCTCCTGGCCGGCTGGGAGTGGCACGCGAAGCTCGACTCCCGCACCTGCCCGTCCTGCATCGCGCAACACGGCAGCCTGCACGACATCGACGAACCCGGCCCCCTCGACCATCACCAAGGCCGCTGCACCCGCCTACCAAAGACCAAGACCTGGCGGGAACTCGGATTCGACGTCAGCGAACCCTCGGGGCTCGAAGTCGAGCCCGGCTCGAGCTGGTTCGAGCGCCAGCCCGAGGAAGTGCAGCGCGACATCCTCGGCCCGAAACGCTACGAGGCTTGGCGGGCTGGCGGATACCCGTTCAGTGAATGGTCGAAGCCGCGCGCATCCGACGGATGGCGTACCGCCTATCACACCGGCAAGGTTGGCCAACCCCCGGAAGGCGGCTGGCGCTGGCCCTCGCCGCCGCCCGACAGGCCATTCACGCCGCTCGAGCGGGCGCACTTCCAGCGCCGGCGGGACGCGTTACCGTTCGACCTCCATGGCGAGACTCTGACGCCGCGGGAGATCGAGTTCGCCGAACGCATGGACAGCCGCGGCGAAACCATTGAGTGGATCCCCAAGCCTGTCGCGCGGGCGGGCGCACCCCGTCCTTCCAGCAATGACTTCACCTGGCGGGCGAAACCCCGCGAACTCAAGTCGACGACCGCTGCCTACGCCCCCATCAAGGGGCATATCAAACAGGCCGTGCTGCGAGCACGCGTCCATGGCGTCGTCAAAGAGCACTTCGTCATCGACCTGGGCGCCGGCAAGCTGCCGGCCAAGGTGCGCACCCAACTCGCCAAGTACAACCAGCGCGTCAAGGGCGCGGCCATCAAGTCCCTGTGGGTGCTGTCGGAGAACGGCAGTGTCCTGGAAGAAATCCACCTGCTTTAGGGGAAGCAAAAGACGGAGCGCTCGGCCTCCACGTTCTGACGGCCCGTTATTTCAGGGCTGGCGGGGGGTCACGCTCCGTCTATGCCCCAATCATACTCGAAAGGAAGCCCGCCATGAGCGATGCCGACGGCAGCCCGGCAACCGACGCGGCCCAGCCGCCCGCATTCACCCCAATCCTGTCCCAGCAGGACCTCGACGCCATCACCAGCCCCCTTCAGGCCGCCGCCACAGAAGCGCAGACCCGACTGACGGCAATGACCGGAGAACGCGACGCCGCCCTGGAGCGCGCCACCGCGGCCGACAAAGCCGCCTCGGAGCTGCGAGACCAGCTCGCGGCCACCATCAAGTCGGCGGCAATCCGTGACGCCGCACACGGAGCGGGCTGCATCGACATCGACACCGCTGCCATGCTCGTCGCCGACAAGGTCACCGTGGGCGACGACGGCAAGCCAGCTGGCGCGGCGGAAGCTCTGACCGCCCTGAAGACCGCCAAGCCACACCTGTTCCGCCCCGCAGGGGCGGGTAGCCGCGACGCCAGCTCCCACGGCCCGGCATCCGGCAACGGCAGCGCAGACGACTGGCTGCGCAGCCTCCTGTAACCCCCACCCCGAAGGAGCATCACCATGCCAACGTTCGACTCCGTCGCGAAGCGCGAGAACGTCCCCGTCCCCGAGCAGGTCGCCAAGGATGTCATCAAGGACATGACTCGCGACTCCGTCATCCTCGCCAACGCCCGCCGCGTCCCCATGTCCACGAAGACCTACAAGCAGCCCGTGCTCGCGGAACTGCCGGACGCCTACTGGGTCAACGGCGACACCGGCCTCAAGCAGACCTCCGTTCCGACCTGGAAGGACGTCATCATGACCGCCGAGGAGCTTGCGGTCCTCGTCCCCATCCCCGACGCCCTCGTTGACGACTCCAGTATCCCCCTCTGGAGCGAGGTCAAGCCGCTGCTCACCGAGGCAATCGGCCGCAAGCTCGACCTCGCCGCCCTGTGGGGCGACGACAAGCCCACGTCGTGGCCGACCGCCATCGTCCCCGCAGCCACCGCCGCATCCCAGACCGTCACCGCCACCGCAGACCTGACCGCCGACGTCGCCCAGCTCGGCAAGGCTCTCGCGAAGAACGGCTACGCCGCAACCGGCTTCCTGTGCGAACCCGGCTTCAACTGGTCCTTGGTGTCGCTGCGCGGCCAGGACGGGCATCCCATTTACACGCCGTCCCTGGTCGAGAACCAGCCGGACCGTCTGTACGGGCGCGCCCTCACCGAGGTCCTCAACGGCGGCTGGAAAACCACCAGCCCGAAGGCCACCCACCTGATCGCCCTGGACTGGCAGAAGATCGCAGTCGGCATCCGTCAGGACTTCACCTTCAGCCTGTTCGACCAGATGGTCATCTCCGACAGCGACGGCAAGGTGATCTTCAATGCGGCCCAGCAGGACGCGAAGGTCATGCGCCTCGTGTTCCGTGTCGGCTTCCAGGTCGCCAAGCCCGCAACCCGCGTCGGCTCCGGCACCGCCTACCCGGCCGCCGTACTCGTCGAGGCCTGATCATGACCGCCCGCATCGCAATGAGTGATGGCGTTCACACCCTAGACTTCCCCGCCGAGTACGTGGACTACATGCGCAGCCTCGGCTGGGGGGTCAGGGCCGCCGAGGAACCCGAAGCCGAGCCGGAACCCGAAGCCGAGCCGGAACCCGAAGCCGAGCCGGAACTCAAGCGGCGCAACCGCCAGCAGTAGACGAGGCAGGGAGGTCACGCCATGGATCGCGCCACAGCAGAACAGGTGCTCACCACAGCCATCGGGCCACATGTGGCCTCCCTTCTCGCCCCGGACGACATCGCCCGCGCCCTCGACTCCTCCCGCACCCCCGACCAGCAGGGCCGCGCCCCCGGACAGTCCGGCTATGTCGAAACCATCGACCCCTACTGGGCGGCCGCAGAGGCGGTCACCACTATCGCCATCCGCGCAGCAGGGGATCCGCAACTCACCCGGATCACTTCCGAGGGCGCGAGCTTCGAGCGCACCCCGCCCGACCTGTTCCGCATGGCCGCCCTGCTGCGCGCCCGCTCACCCCTCGGCCAGCAACTCGCCCAGGCTCGGAGCGAGCTGGGCTGCATCGAGATCGGCCCGCCCGAACAGGATCGCTACATCCCCCGCAGCCACGCCGAGATCGGACGGTGGCAGGACGGACTGACGAACCGATGAGCGCCATCCCCCTCACCCCCTCGGAGCTGGCAGAAGCAAGGCGCATGCAAGCCGAGATCATGACATCCCGGGTACGCATCAACCAGCCCGGCAAGACCGTCTACGACCCCCAATCCGGCCAAGAGGCTCTGGCCGAGGGAGACATGGTCTACACCGGGCGTGGGCGCATCCAGCCTGCAAACGAAATAGCAATCCGCGTCATCGCCGGCGGCGGCGAAACGGTGATACGCGACCGCTACGTCGCCGCAGTGCCGTGGGACGTGGCCGGAATCATGCCCGGACAGATCCTCACCATCACCCAAGCCCATGTCGCAGAGACCGTGGGGCAGCGTTACCAGATCACCTCCGTCGACCGCGGCGACGGCTTCGCCACCGCCCGACGATTCCACTGCGAGCTCCTGGGCGAACGAGCCGAGAAGCCGGCCCCGTGAACGATCTCGCGAAGCTCGCCTTCGACCTCGCCGCAGCCGGCGCGAAGGCGAAACGTCTCGCCGACATGGCGGTACGCAAAACCGGCCTGGACGTCGTCAGGATCGCGCAGATGCAGGCGCCCGTCGACACCGGGAACCTGCGCGCATCCATCGGCATGACCCAGACCGGCCCGACCAGCGTCGAGGTCGGTCCCACCGCCCACTACGGCGCCTACGTCGAGTACGGCACCTACAAGATGGTCGCCCAGCCCTACATGAGCCCCGCCGCCGACGCCGCCATCCCCGGACTCATCGAAGCCCTGTCCACGCTCGGCATCGACGCGATAGGAGGCTGACCGTGCCCGAGGCCATCGCCGCCATGCTCACCGCCGCCGGTCTACGCGTCCACGACACCAGCGCCGCCGGCGAACCCCCCACGCCATACGTCATCACACGTCTCGGCGTCGGGACCGCCGAAACACACCGGCTCGGCGTCGGCCCGCACTGGGTACGGCTCGACATTGACGTGCTGGCGGTCGCCAAAACCGTGCAGGGCTGCCGCGCCACCGCCTCTGCGATCCGCGCCGCCCTCACCGGCAAGCGCCCCTCCCCCATGGCCTCGCCGCTCAAGGAGCTTGAATCCGGGCCGGTGCTGACCGATGGCCAGACCCCCGCCGATCCCCGCCACTCCATCACCATCCGCTACCGCACACACGTGCAGATAGGAGCCATCTGATGGCCGCTGACTGGGTGCGCGTCAGGCATGCCGTGACGCGCCACGAATACACCGTCGACCGCGCCGAGGCCGAGGCTGACAAGGAGCTCGAGGTCCTCGAGAAGGAGGCCTGCGACATCAATGGCCGCCCTCTGCCGATGAAGCCCCGCGTCGAACTCCCGCCCGCGGGTGGCGACGCCCCCATTCCCCCGCCCGCTGAGCCCGTCTACAAGGCTCTGGAGAAAGGATCCGACCAGTGAGCACCTCCCCCTTCGACCCGCCCGGCATCGACGCGGCCGGCAACAGCAAGATCGTGTTCGTCAAGGCGATTGCGGATTTGTCAGCACCAAAGCTGGCCGAGATCAAGGCGGGCACGGACCTGTCCTGTGCCCTCTACAGTTTCGAACCGTCCACCGAGCAGTCCACCGTCACCAGGACGAAGTACTGCTACAAGCAGGCCACCGAGTCTCTCGGTCGTGCCACCACCAAGATCGAGGCCGTCGAGTACGACTACAACCCGCAGAACCTCACCGACGGCGCCTACGGCTACTACTCCGTCCTTGCCCCGGGAACCACCGGCTGGATCATCGACCGCCGTGGATTGGATGCCAAGACCGTGGATTTCGCCGCCGACCAGATCGTCGACATCTACCCGGTCACCCTCGGCGCCCGCAGCCGCGTCGCCGTCGACTCCTCCGCGGAGGGCGAGAAGCTGCGCACCCGACAGGCCATCGCGGTCAGCGGTGAGCCGCTGCTTGACGTCAAGATCGTCGCCTGAGGTCCCCAGTGAGTAGCTATCTCGATCTCATCCAGAAGCGCATCGCCGACCCCGCCACCGGCCCCGCAGCGACCGTGGACCTGCTCGTCGACCACGAACAGCACCAGGCATTGCGGGAGGCCTGGGGGCAGGCGCAGCTCGACGTCGAGGCGGCACGCAAACGCGTCGCCCTCGCCACCGAAACCAGCGGCGACGGACCGAAGCGTCGCATGAACCAGCCGTCCCCACTCGCCCAGGCAGAAGCCGAGCTGGAGGCCGCCCAGGAGGCCGAGGCTGCGGCCCGCGACGCCGTCAAGGCGTGCTTCGTGCGCATCCACCTGGCAGCCCCCTCCGCTCCGATGATGGCCGAGGTTGCCGCCCAGGCCGGCAGTGATCAGGTGCGGCTCTACGACCTGCTGACCCGGCGCTGCGTGGTCCGCGTCACCGATGAGACCGGCGGGGAGCTGCCGGAACTCACCGCCGACGTGATCGCCGACTACCTGGCCGTCGCTCCCGTCGGGGAGCGCCTCAAGGTCAGCAAGGCCCTCGACCAGGCCTCCACCCCGGTCGATCTCCCTACGTAGCCAGCGTCGTAGCCGACGACGCTGGGCTACGCGCCGACATGCGTCTAGCCCGTAAGCAGGGCATCTCGCTGAGGCGCTTCCTCGGCTGGGAACCCGCCCGGTACTACGACTCCGGCACCGGGCGGGTCACCCAGGAAGCCGAATACGACGAGTGGGAACGCGCCCTGTGGCGCGCCTACGCCGAATGGGAGGCCAACTGCTGCCCCGACTGCGGGCAACCGCTCTCCGAATCCCTCTGGGACCCGAAGGTGCCGGAGTCCGAGCGCGCCAAGTGGCGGGCCGTCTACTGGCAGTGCCGGGCCTGCCTCGAACTCGAGAACGCCCAAACGAAGCAGCAGGAACTCGACAAGGAACGGAGCGACGCCACAGGGCGGCCCGTGCCGCACCGCCACCGCAAGTGGACGGTGTCCCGCGACGACGAGAGAGGACGGTGACCGATGTCCGATCGCACCGTGCGGGTTGTTCTTGAGGCCTCCACCGGGGGCTACGAGGCGGCCATGCGCCGCGCCGCCCAGGCCACCTCCGATCTCGCCAACAAAACCAAGGAGGCCCAGCAGGCCGCCAAGGGTTCCGCCTCCGCGGTCGGCGCAGCCGCCTCTGCTGCCGCCAGCCACGAATCCGCCAATCGCCGAGCAGCCCAGGCTGCCGGTGAGCTCGCCAACAAGAGCAAGGAAGGCGGGCAGGCGACCAAGGAATCCGCGGCCGCGCTCACCGCAGCCGGGGCGGCTGCCGGAAGCTACGAAGGCGGGGCACGCCGAGCCGCGGCTGCCGCGACCTCTCTGACGCAGCAGGTTCTCGCAAACAAACAGGCCGTCCTGGACGTTTCCAACGCCTTGGCCCTCATGGGCGGGGCGGCCTTGGCGGTCGCTGCCTTGGCGGTCCGCCAATTCAGCAGCTTCTCGTCCGCCATGTCCGGGGTGCAGGCCGCCACCCAGGCGTCCGCCTCCGACATGTCCGCCCTCCGCGAAGCCGCCCTACAGGCGGGCGCGGACACGAAATACTCTGCCACCGAGGCGGCGCAGGGCATCGAGGCGTTAGGCAGGGCGGGCGTCTCCACCCGGAATGTTCTGGGCGGCGGCCTGAAGGGCGCCCTGGACCTTGCGGCGGCAGGGCAGATGCAGGTCAAGGACGCCGCAGAGCTCGCGTCCATCGCCATGACGCAGTTCAATCTCAGCGGCAAGGACGTCCCTCACGTCGCTGACCTCCTCGCCGCCGGCGCGGGCAAGGCCATGGGCGAGGTCTCCGATCTCGGCATGGCCTTGAAGCAGGGCGGCCTCGTCGCCTCCCAGTTCGGGCTGTCGATCGAGGAAACCGTCGGCACCCTGTCCGCCTTCGCATCGGCAGGTCTACTGGGCTCCGACGCAGGAACCTCTTTCAAGAGCATGTTGCAGCACCTCGCGGACCCGTCGAAAGAATCTGCGCGGCTCATGCAACAACTGGGCATAAACGCCTATGACGCTCAAGGAAAATTCGTCGGGCTCGCCGGCCTGGCCGGGCAGCTGCGCGAGAAGCTCGGCCACCTGACCGACGCGCAACGCCAGCAAGCCCTGGCGCAGATCTTCGGCTCCGACGCCATTCGCGCCGCCAGCATCCTCTACTCACAGGGTGCCGAGGGAATCCAGCAGTGGACCACTGCGGTCAATGACTCCGGCTACGCCGCCAGGCAGGCAGCCCAGCTACAGGACAACCTCGCCGGGGATCTCGAGAAGCTGGGCGGCTCGTGGGAAACCCTCGCCATCCGCATGGGCGAATCGGCCAACGGCCCGCTTCGCGCCGCAGTGCAGGCCCTCGGCGGCTTCCTGTCCGCCCTAGCCCAGAGCCCCGCCGCTGCTGCTGCCCTGATGGGCGTGGTGACGGTATTTGGCGCGGTCGCTCTCGGTGCCGCCGCCCTGATGCGCGGGGCCGTGCATCTCGCAGAGTTTCGGTCTGCAATGGATCAACTCGGCATGGCGGGCGGAAAGCTGTCCAAAGTCCCCGCCGTACTGGGGAAAGTCGCCAAGGCGGCAGGCCTTCTCGGCGTGGCTTTCGCCGGCGTGCAGCTCGCCGCAGTCCTCGCCTCTTGGAATGAAGCCGCGGTCAAAACTGGCGACGAGCTCAACCGCACCCTGACGAATATCGGCAATGGCTTCACCAAGATCGACTCCATATTCCGCAGCGTTGATGGAAAAGCCCTCACCACCGACCTATTCGGCGCCGTCGAAGGCATCAAGGATCTTGGCTCCGCTCTGGACGCAATCGACTGGGATGCCAAGTGGGGCGCGGGGGCCGATCACAGCTGGTTCGGAATCATCCAGTCTGATGCCGGGAAGGCTGTCGACGCACTCAAGCAGGTATCGCAGCAGCTCACCCAAATGGACGCCATGCAGGCCGGGAAGTCTTTCGGGAAAATCTTCGAGGACTTCAAGGCCCACGGCAAGGACGCCGCCTACACCGCACAATTCTTTGGCGACTATCTGAGCAAGGTTAAGGATCAGCTCATCGCGGCTGGCCCCGCCTACTCCGACTATGCCAACAACATGGACAAGCTCGCGGAGGTCGCGGGCGGCAAACTCCCAGCGGGGCTCGTGTATACCGCCGAGGGCATCAAAACCGTTGAGCAGGCCATGGCTGCCGGGCTGGCCTACACCGACCACCTCGGCAACAGCTATGACGCGGCAGGGCAGGCAGCGGAACAGCTGGGATCGCAGCAGCGGGCCGCTGCCGCTGGAGCCGAGGCGCAGGCGAAAGCAATCCAGGGTGTCGTCGACGCCCTGAACAACTACTACTCCGCCGTCGCCTCAGCCGAGGACTCCGCCATCAAACTGGAGGCCGCCTATGACGCCGCAGCGGAGGCCCTGGAAAAGAATGGCCGCACCCTCGACATAACCACCGAGAAGGGCCGCGCCAACCGTTCTGCACTCCTGGAGATCGCCGAGGCCGCCAAGAAGCTCGCGTCCGACATGATTGCCGCGGGCGAGGGTGGCGAGGCGACCACCGCCAAAATGGCGGGCGCCCGCGAGCAGTTCATAAAGACCGCCCAGGGAATGGGTATGTCCGCCGACGAGGCGGCAAAATATGCAGACAAATTGGGGCTAATCCCCGAGGATATTGTCACTCGCATTCAATTGCAGATGGCGGAGGGCGACCCGGGGAAGCTGGCGCAGATCTACAATCAGATCCAAAAGCTGCCCACCGAGAAGCAAATCCAACTCCGGGCACAATACCCGGAACTAATGAAAGCCGCCGAGCAGGCATGGCTTTTGGACCGGAACTTGAATGGAATTCCGGATTCCAAGGAGGTCCGGGTGACATCCCCGGGCCTGCCAAATACCGGCGCGAGCGCGAAGGAATTGAACAATTCCTTGCTGAATATGCCGCCAGAAACGCAGGCCGCCGTCTCCACTCCCGGCCTGCCCGAGGCGCTCATCGCAATTCTCGGCCTCGGTGCAGCTCTGCTCGGACTGCCCGCCAACAAGGACATTCCGGTCGGCGTGCCGGGCGCGGATGGTGCCGTCCAGCAGATCGGCGGCGTCCAGCAAGCCCTGAGCGGCCTACCGGGCAGCGTGGCGGTGCCGATCTCCACCCCCGGATGGGACAACTCTGTCGCGAACGCCAACGCCGTGACCTCCGCACTCGGTCGCATCCCGCGACAGACCAGCCCGAGCATCGGCACCGTCGGACATGGTCAGGCTGTCGCGAACGCCAACGCCGTGACCTCTGCACTCGGTCGCATCCCGCGGCATGTCGGCGTCTCTATCAGCGCATCCAGCAATGTGCCGTCCGTTGCCGCGGCTGCCGCATCCGCGCTGGCCGCAATCAACGGTCGCACCGCCACGACGTACATCCGAACCGTTCACACCACCGAAGGCGGCCCGTCGGGCATGGCAACCGGTGGCTATGTCGCCGACTATGCCCGCGGTCTGCGGCTCGCCGGCGGAGGCTCCCCAACCCGCACCGCGTGGCCTGCCGGCGGTATTGTCACCGGCCCCGGAACGCCCACCTCGGATTCCGTGCCCGCCATGCTCTCCCGCAGAGAGTTCGTAGTCCGGGCGGCGGCGGTGGAGCACTACGGCCCGCCCCTGCTGCATGCACTCAACGCCAAGCGGGTGCCGCGCGACCTGCTGCCCGGATTCGCCGGCGGCGGCTCGTTGCACAGCGAGCCGCCCCGATACCTGCCATCCCCTGCCCCCCTCATTGCAGGGTCGGGGCGTAGCGGCGGTTCGGGCACGGTGACGATCAACGTCACCATGCCCGAGACCGCTGCCACGACTGGCAGTGCGGGCGTGGCATGGCTGGAGGAGTTCGCCGACCGGGCACGACGCGCGTCCTGGGACAGGAGGTACTGAGGTGGCCACCTATGTGACCCAAGGGGCGTGGGCTCCCAACTCCGGCACCCCGCGCCGCATGTGCATCCGCATCACGTGGACGATGTCCGACCCCGCCCCGGGTGACACGTCCGTGCGTGTCGGTGTGCGCATCGAGGTTGGCGGCCACTACCGCTTCTGGGACTCCGCCGCCCGGTACGCCCGCTCCGGCACGTTCGGCAGCCACACAGATACCCGCGCCGTACAGGTCTCCACCTCAGGCGGATGGGCGCTCCTGGAAGAGTTCAGCGACACCTTCCCGCTGCGCCCTCAGGGCTACGACATCGACTGCGCGGCATCCCTGACTGGCGTCGACTACATCGGTGGCGGGGTGCGGGCATTTCATGAAACGAACATCTGGATCCCGCCACGCGGCTCAGCCCGCCCGAACGCTCCAAGTCCGGGCGCCTACTACGTGTCAGATCGACAGATTCGGATCGAGTGGCCGGCTGTGCCGCTCGCCGACCGCTACCGACTCGAACGCTGGGTCGAGTCGGACAAGGCATGGACGCGCATCGGCACCGTCTACGGGACCTCCTACACCGACTACGGCGTCTGGGAAAACGACCAGTTCCGCTACCGCCTAGACGCATGGGGCGGAAACCTCGATTCCCCTTGGGGCGAGTCGAACTACGTCCGCACCACGCCATCCACCCCCAGCGTCGCCGTAACCCGCGAGAGCGGGAATCTGCGCGTCACCCTCACCCACAACGCGCGCTATCCGCAGCGCTGGCAGTTGGAGCGGCGCGTCGACAACGGCGAGTGGCGGACATGGTTGAGCGGCGGAGACGGTGCCGCCACCGGAACAATGACCCCGCAGCCCGGCGAGACGTGGCAGTTCCGTGGCCGCACCGGCACCGGCGTGGGCGCGGAACTGTGGTCCACGTGGACGGTCACCGACCAAATCCCCGCCCTGGCCGCACCGCTCGCCCCCACCCTGATCACCCCCCGTGGCATCGCAGCCAGCGACGACTGGATCACCTTCCAGTGGCAGCACAACCCGGTCGACCGCAGCCAGCAGAGCGTCGCCGAGATTCGCTACCGCACCGGCGGGGAAACCTCCTGGCGCCCCGTCGTGCAGGTCGCAGGCGCCGCCTCCACGCACAGGCTGCGCCTGAGTAGCGCCTCCTGGCTGTGGCAGGTGCGCACCCGCGGCGCCCACGCCGACTGGAGCCCCTGGTCCGACATGGGCAGCTTCTTCGCGACAGAGTCGCCGCACCTCAAGATCACCGCCCCCGCCGCAGGCGGCGTCGTCGAATCCAGCCGCCTCGTCGCCTCCTACGAGGCCGACAGCGGCGGCTACCAGACGCGCCGCCTCGAAGCGACCATCACCGAGGTTGGCACCGGGCGACAGGTCGCTGCCTGGACGGACGACGCAATCACGGGCCGCACGGAGTCCCCGTCGACGCTGGAGGATGGCGGCAGCTACCGCTTCTCCGCGCGGATCCTGTCTTGGTCGGGGCTGTGGTCCCAATGGGCCGCCATTGACTTCAGCGTCGACTACGCCGACCCCGCCATCCCCACCATCACTGCCCGCTGGATTGAAGACGAAGGCGTGGTGGTCGCCACAGCCAAGGCCGGCAGTAAGGCCGGCGCGCCGGACACTGTCGCAATCGCCATCGAGGTGTCCCGCGACGGGGAGGCGACATGGCAGCTTCTCGACCGCTGGGCCGCGCAGGAGGGGACCGTCACCGATCCCCGCCCTGATCTCGCCTCGACGGTCGCTTACCGCGCCCGCGCAATCTCGGGTCTCCCCTCCGAGGCCGTCTCGGAGCCGATTCGCGTCGGGACGCCCACCTGCCGCATCTGGGTCACCCCCGCCGACGGCACGCCGGGCGGGGCCTGGGCCGCAGACAATCTCAAAATCGAAACTGCCTGGTCTGCGGCAGCCACCATTCTTGAGCAGTACGAAGGCTCGCCGCTTCCCACCGCGCACTTCGGATTGGCGCGACCCATCGAGGTCGCAATATCCGGCGACCTCCCCCCAGAGGAGGTCGCGCCAATCCAGTCGTGGATACCGCTGATAGGCCGGCATGTGTGGCTGCGCACCCCCCGCGGCCACCACATGCACGGCGTCCTGATCGGCGACATCCGAACCAGCGACGAAACCGACCGACCCCTCATCAGCTTCGCGGCGCGCTTCGCCGCCACGACGCAGGCGGGTGGTGGCCGTGGCTGAGTGGTGGAGCGCCCAGCTCGTCGACCGAGACGGTCGCATCCGCGGCGAGCTGTCCGACATCCGAGGTGGCAGCCTGGAGTGGAACATCAGCTCCGCGGTGCGAACCGGCGGTTCTGTCGAGTTCGCCGAGCCGCCATCCGCAGGTATCGACTGGGTGACGACGCGAATACGGATCCTGCATCACGACGGCGCCGAAACTCGGCCTATGGGCGTGTACCGCGCCTCCTGGCCGAACCGGAAGCTGCGCGACGGCCACAGCTCATCCACCCTCAAACTCGAGGACCCCACGTCCCGGCTGCGCTCCCAGCTGGGCTACTGGACCCAGTACGAGGCCGGCATCGTCGTCACCGACAGGGTCGCCATGACCCTCCGGCAGCTGGGTGAATCGCAACTGGCGCTCACCCCGTCCCCGCAAACCCTCCGGACTCCACTCACGTGGGACCCGGACAAAACCTGGGGGACGCTGTATTCGGAGCTGCTCGACGCCATCGGCTATGGCGGTATCTGGTGCGACGCCAACGGCTGGTGGCGGGCCGCACCCTACGTCGCCCCGATGGAACGCCCCCTGGCCGCGACCTACGGCGGGGACCCAGCCGACTACCGCTGTCGCACCACCTACGAGGACGAGGCCGACTGGACGGACGTCCCCAACCGGGTGTTGCTCTACACCCGGGCCACGTCGGACACGCCAGCGCTGACCTCGGAGGTGTGGATCACCGATCCCGCCAACCCGTGGCACCCCGACCGCGTCGGCCCGCACACCCGCTGCGAAGCTGTCGAGGCAACCTCCCAGGAGGTGCTCGACGCCAAGGCCAGGCGACTGCTGGCCGAGGGGCAGGAACGGTCCCGCTACGTGACCTGGACCCACCCCGTCGACGACACCACCCTGGGGGATCGGGTCAGAATCCGCCGCCTCGGCCTCGACGTCACCATCGCGGCCCGCAAAATCACGTTCAGCGCCGGCGCGGTGTGTGAAACCCGAGGCCGTCGCATCTACACGGGAGGGCAGCTGTGGCAGTGACCACCCCCCTGGACCTGCTCGTCCAGGCCGCCACGCGCGGAGAAGCGCCGCTCAGAATCATCACCGGGCGCTGGGACGGGCGGCGGCTGCACCCCTCCGGGGCCGGCGGTGCCGCCCTGGAGGCCGAGAACGCCGCCGGCGCCCTCGTCGAGGGCAGCTTCGTTTACGGGTTGCACGACGGCAAACGGGTCGTGATCATCGGCCCCGCGCGGGAAACCCCCCTGCCCGCCAGCGGCGGAAACTCCGATGGTCGATGGCGGCGCGAACCCGACGGAACGCAAATCTGCTGGCAGCGAGTGTCGACCACCTGCGCCGGAACAGCCGCCTACGGAGGACTGTGGCTCGACAAGTGGGAGTGGAAATTCCCCGTGCCATTTCTTGCGCCGCCCGTCGTAATCCCGGGCCGCCACCAACTGGGCAGCGGGAAATCGTGGCCAACCTCGCCAGATGACGCCACCACGGATCACGTCTACCTGTGCGGCCTGGACGTAGCAGACAGGCCACGAGGCTTCCCCCTCCAT